GGTGGTAATGCAAGTTCTATAACAGAAAGAATGCGTATAGATTCATCTGGAAACGTAGGAATAGGAACTGATTCGCCTTCATCAGATATTAGTGGTTCTGTTACTATGTTAGAAATAAATGATGCAACTAATAATAATTTAGCTTCATTGGCATTAAAAGCAGGTACTCAAGGTAGTAAATGGGAAATAGCAGCTCAAAGTTCAAATGCTTTAGGATTTTTTGATGATGGCACAGAAAGAATGCGTATAGATAGTTCTGGAAACGTAGGAATTGGAGGTTCGCCTTCGGTTAAATTAGATGTTGTTGGTAGTGGTAAATTCCAACCAGGAATCGCGGGTGGTGATGCATTGGTAACAATAGCACAAACAAATACAAATGCTTATGTGCACGCTGGAATAAAAATAAATGCCGGAAACACAAACCCATTTTATATATATCAATCAGGCAGCTCAAATACACTAAGATTTAATTACAATAGTTTAGCTGATGCAGGTGGTCAATTAGTTATTACAGATAGCGGAAACGTAGGAATTGGAACTGATTCGCCTGATGAAAAGTTAGATGTTCAAGGAAATGTGTTAGTTGGGGATTATTTTAAACTGGGTTCAAGTGCAACTTATATGGGGCAGTTAGGACTCAACAGAAACGTATCAACTGGTGCTATTTACAATTCCTCTTATGGTGCATATCAAATACAAAATTATTTAGGTGATTTAGAATTTCAAATTTATAATTCATCAGGTAATGATGTGTGTACTCACAGATTTTTTGGTAGTGGAGATGTGTTTTTTGACGGAGATGTAGGAATAAAAGATACTTCACCTTCTTACGAATTAGATGTAGATGGTACTATTAGAGCTACTGGAGATGTAATTGCTTATTCAGATAAAAGAGTAAAAGAAAATATAAAAACTATAGACAATGCCCTTAATAAAGTAGATAAACTTAGAGGTGTTGAATTTAATAAAATTGGTGAAGATAAAAAATCTATAGGTGTAATAGCTCAAGAGATAGAAAAAGTTATTCCTGAGGTTGTTAGAGAAGATGATAAAGGAATGAAGTCTGTCGCTTATGGAAACATAACAGGTGTATTAATTGAAGCAATAAAAGAATTAAAATCAGAGATAGAAGTATTAAAAAACAAACCTTGTGTTTGTGATAATTGTAATTGTAAATAATGGCATTACCAAGTTCAGGAGAAATAAAGGCAAGTCAAATAAACACAGAAGCAGGTAGAAGCTCTAGTGCTAATGCTCCTTTGTCTGGAAGTAGTTCTACTCCACAAGCAGGTTCTTTAGTAAAGATATATGAAGGTGCAGGTGTAAACCAATCTGCTCCACATAGCTATTCTGAGTTTTACGGTATAACTTTTTCATTAGAATTATCTGATTTATTTATAGAGGAATTTACATATACAGGATATTATGATGCTTCTATTGGTGATGCCTCAAATTTATCAGTAGGAGATGTTATTTATTCTGACCCCTCTTTAACAACAAAGCTTTATGATAATCCAGGAGGTAGTGACCAAACTTACAATCAATGGGGAACTGCATCAACAACAACACATTGTCCTGCAACTGGAGGTTATTTAATGAGAATGGATTTAAACCCAACAACTTCAGAAATAGAATTAATACAATGTGACCAAGTTTAATAAATAAATAAATAAATATGGCAAATACTTACAATTGGAAAATAAACGCATTAGATGCTAAAATCCACGAAAACGACTTAGACAATGTAATTTATACAGTACATTGGTCTTTTATAGGTCAAGACGATTCAGAAGAACCTGTATCAGCAAGTTCAATAGGCACATTAGGTGTGCAATATACTGAAGAAAATCCTTTTATTCCTTATGAAGATTTAACTAAAGAAGATGTGGTTGGATGGTTAGAAGATGGATTAGATGTTGACAGTATGAAAGAAAACCTAGACAATCAAATAGAACTAAAAAAGAATCCTGTAGATGAAACATTAAGACCTGACTGGGATTAATTTAGTATATTTGTATAGAACTATAAATTTAATAAAATGTCAAAAATTAGTAAAGAAGAATTAGAATCATTATTGGAATCAGAAAAGAAGTTTTCTGCTATCAAACACGACTTAGGTACTTTAGAAGTACAGAAGCACGGTCTGTTACACGCTTATGCACAAGTGCAAGAAGAAAGCAACAAGGTTAAAGAAGAACTAGAAAATAAGTATGGTAAAATCAATATCGACTTAAAAGATGGTTCTTATAAGGAAATAAAAGAAGATAAAGAATAACGCTATGGATTTTGCAGATATGAAGATATACCTTATAAATTCAATAGCCTTTATGATTTCATTAACTGAGGTAGAGGTATGGTTAAAGATTGTACTTCTTATCTGCACGATAGTATATACTATTCAAAAAACAAAGAAATTAAGATGAGTGAATTAAGTGAAGACAGTAAGTTTGAGATTAGTATAAAAACACTTATTGCTATAGGGGTAGGATTATCCTCCCTTATAGGAATGTGGTTTGCTTTACAAGCAGATATTGAGGAAGCTAAACAACTACCAGAACCAGAAATTAGTAGAACTGAGTACGATTTAAAAGACCAGTTAATTAGAGAAACTATTATGAATACTGGAACTAAGGTAGAAGAAAACTCAAACGCTTTAAAGAAAATAGATGATAAGCTATTTGAAATAATAAGTAAATGAAAAATATATTATGTGCGATATGTGTATTGGTTGCGGGCTTTGTATATAGTCAAGACGTAACAGTTCTGCAAATAAATGCAGAATGGAATAAAAGAAATAACTATGATTTAAGTAATATTACTGGTGCTACAGTAAAGTTTAGTTACCTAAAAGACCAACCTAAAGACATACAGAAAAGTATTGTTGCTGTTCCTGTAATTGTTATAATGGATAAAAATGGTAGAGTTAGAATGCAATATATAGCAGACATATCATTAAAGATTAAAGTAGGTAATCTTGATATACAAAACAATGTAGATAGAATAAGTAAATTATGAATCGTATAAGCAAACACATAACCTATAAAGAAGCTACAAGAAGTGCTACAGCTCTTCGTTTAGGTATAGAAAATAAACCTAGTGAGTATGAGCTTCAGAATATGGAATTAATTGCAGAGAAAGTGTTTGAACCACTTAGAGAAGCTGTTAATGGTCCAATTAAAATTAACTCATTTTTTAGATGTGAAGAACTTAATAAAGCGATTGGTGGAAGCAGTAGAAGTCAACATTGTCAAGGTAGAGCTATTGATATTGATGATTTTTATGGTTATGTTTCTAATTCTTATATGTATTACTATATTAAAGATAACCTTGATTTTGACCAACTTATTTGGGAATTTGGTACAGATACTGAACCTGATTGGGTACACGTTAGTTATGTAGATGGTGACTCTAATAGAAAAAGATGTTTGTTAGCGTATAAAGAAAATGGTAAGACTAAGTATAGAGATATAAGTAATTCTTAAACACAATAGATATTACTTCTTAAACATAGTATATCCTACTTCTTAAACATAGTAGGTTATTTCTTAAACATAGTAGATATGAAATATAGTATTGGATTTGCTGAGACGTTTTCAACTGGACCTATGATTGGTTGGTCTATTTATGGTCCTACTGAAGAGCTTAATTATAATGAAATAAACATATATCTAATTTTTTTAATGATATATATAAAAATAGAATAATGAGAAAAATATTAGCTAAATTATTTGGTGCAACAGGTTCTAATATAGCAGAAAAGATTTCTGATATAATAGATAAACATACTTTTAGTAAAGTAGAGAAAGCTCAGTTTGAAAAAGAGATGGAACAAATTTGGATTGATGCAGAGGCTGATATACAAAAGAATATTACTGATAGATGGAAGACTGATATGAATAGCGACAGTTGGTTATCTAAGAATGTTAGACCTTTAGTACTTATCTTTTTAGTTGTATCTACAGTTCTAATGGTATTTATAGATGCAGGAGTTATTGCATTTGAAGTAAAAGCAAGTTGGATTGATTTATTACAGCTAGTTCTTATAACTGTAATAGGTGCTTATTTTGGAGGAAGAAGTGCTGAAAAGTTTAAGAAATAATCTTCTTGTAAACATCTTTTGCGAAGCAAAACATAAAAATAAGTATGCGGTCATTTAAGAACATACTTATCCTGTATACATAAAAAAACTTATTCCTTAATATATATATAGAAATAAACTACTTCTACTTCGTTTCTTTCTACTTCTACTTCATTAAATAAAGAAGAATAATTCAATTAAGCTGGGAAAGTTACAGTTTTTATTTGATAAAGTCAAGTAATTTAAATAAATAATTATTTTTGTATTTATATATATTATTATTATATTGCAGTAAGTTACTATAAATAATGAATATAGATAATTGCGAAGGTTTAACGTATTTAACTTGGGATATGTTTGATAGCCCTGACCTTCCTAACTCTGGTTATAAGTTTATGGAAAGAGAACCAGTTCTTATATTAGATAATATAGTAAAGAAATATAGAATAACTATAAAGATAGTTTTAGGCTATACTAGTAAACCTCATGCAGATAAACTTAGATTAGTAAGAAGCAACTCTCATAGAGTAGGTAAAGCTATTAAGATTAGATGTGTAGGTACTAAGAAAAGATTAACTCTTGTTAGAGGATTAGTTCAGCAAGGAGTCCATAGAATAGGTGTTAGTAATGATTATGTTTATTTTGATACTGATGACCTTAAAGAGAGAGCATTTTATATCTGGTAAAGATATAATTGTTTGTTTTGTTTAATCATTGTTGTGTGTTGATTGGGGTGGCTTCGGTCACCCTTTTCTGTTAAAGCTATGTTAAAACTCTTTAACATTAAATTATCTCATTATATATTTGTGTAAAATTATAACAATGGAAGAATTATTAAGATTTAAGAATTTAAGAATAGAAGCTTTAGTTAAAGAGCTTAGTAAAAGTGATAAGAGAATATTAGACTTAGAAACTTTTATATTTGAATTATGTGATAAGGATTGTCCTAAAGCATACAAACAAGTAGTAATAACTGAATTATATGAATACAGAAAGAATAATAGATAAGCCAACAGAATTAGAAATAAACTATTATGACCAGTTTGTTTTGTTGTCTCAAACTATTCTTAAACTAAGAGAAGGTAGAATAAGTGACAGACACATAGACACTATTATAACTCAGTTAAACGAACTAGCTTTTTATGTAAATGAATTACAATTAAAAGTTATGTATAAAACCTCAGAATTAAACTATTATAAACAAGCAGTAGACGACTTAACCACTGAGGTTGTATCTAGTAGATTTGTAGATATAAAATAAAGTTGTATATTGCATTAAAACAAACAAGTATGTCAAAAACATTAAATTTTGAACAAAAGGTAATTGCAATTCAAACAGAATTAAAAGCACCTAAAAGCCAATACAATAGTTTTGGTAAGTACAGATACAGAAACCAAGAAGACATTTTGGAAGCTGTAAAGCCGTTATTGAACAAGTATGAGTTATCTATAACTCTAACTGACACAATTAACGAAACACCATCAGGTATTTGTTATGTAGAAGCAAGAGCTATACTACATGGCACAGATGGTAAGATTGAATCAGTTGCACAAGCTGGTATTGATATTAATAAAAAAGGTATGGATATATCTCAATCATTTGGTAGTTCTAGTTCTTATGCTAGAAAGTATGCTCTAAATGGTCTCTTATTAATTGATGATACTAAAGATGCTGATTCGACTAACACTCACGCAACTTCAAGTCTTAAATGGCTCAATGAAGGAACTCCAGAATTTAATAAAGCAATAGCTTTCGTTAAAAAAGGAGGGCAGATTAATGATATAAAAAAGAAATTTAATATATCAAAGACTGTAGAAACTAAATTAACTAATATTAAATCTTAAATTATGGCAGGACTAATTTCAATGAATTTAGATGTAAGTAAATTACCTAAAGAAAAATTCGTTAAAGGAAAGAAGGGAGTTTATTACAACTTCACTATTGCGATTAATGATGACACAAAATATGGAAACAATGTTTCTATGTTTGATGCACAAACACAAGAAGAGAGAAAGGCTGGAAAGCCTAAGCAGTATCTAGGAAACGGTAAAGTATTCTGGAACAATGGCTCTATTGTAAACGCAGAGAAAGAAGCTCAACCTACTGAAGTATCAGCAGAGGGAGACTTATTTTAATTTATAAGGGGGATTCATTTCCCCCTTTTATTTTCATAAACACACACAATGACAATAAAAGATTATACAAATGAAGAACAACAGTATATGCAATACATCGAGGATAAAGCATATATTGACCCTAATAAAGAAGTTAAATATCCTCCAATAGCTATAAGCATGGGAAACTTTAGAGCAGGAAGTGAAATATATCCAATACCAATAGGTACTTATGGAAACTTTTCATTTATTGCTGCTCCACCAAAAAGCAAGAAAACATTCTTTGTTAGTTTACTTTCAGCAGTATATCTTAAAGGACAATTAGATAGTCATGCAAAAGGAATGTTAGGTCACAGAGATGGGAGATGCTTAGTACACTTTGATACTGAACAAGGTAGATTTCATGCTCACAAGGTATTTAGAAGAGTTTTAGATATGACTGGAATGAGTGATGAATGTTATCATACTTTTGGGCTTAGAACTTTAAACAATAGAGATAGGCTTAATTTTATAGAATACTTTTTGTATAATAAAGTACAGGATGCAGGATTAGTTGTTATAGATGGTATAGCTGATTTAGTTTCTGATGTAAACAATTTAGATGAATCTAGTATGGTTATTCAGAAGTTAATGAAATGGACTGAAGAATTAAATTGTCATATAGTTACAGTAATACATAGTAATTATGGAACAGAAAAGCCAACAGGACATTTAGGAAGTTACCTAGAAAAGAAAGCAGAGACACAGATACAATTAGAATTAAACACAGTAAATGATGAAATGGTTACAGTTAAATGCAGAAGGAGTAGAGGATTTCCTTTTGATAGTTTTAGCTTTAAAATAAATAAACAAGGTCAGCCTACTATTGTAGATGACTTATATGAAGTAATAGAAGAAAATAATATAGATGCAACTAAAGCTTACGTTTAATATAAGACCTGTTCCACACCAATCAGTCAGGATTGGCAGGAATAATATTGCTTATAAACCTAAGAAAATAATTAATTACCAAGTTGCAATAAGAGCTTTAGCTATAGCTCAATTACCAAAAGGATTTGAAATGATTCCTGCTGGTACAGAAATAACAATACAGAGATTATCATATCAATTTGAATATCTCAAATCTACACCCAAGAAGAGAAGAACAGGTAAAGTTCCAAAAACCACAAAACCAGACTTACACGACAATTTAAACAAAGCATTCATGGATGCGTTAGAAGGAATTGTATTTGAACAAGACCAAAATATCGTTAAGATAAAGAATCTTGAGAAATACTATGACAAAGAGAATTTAATAACATTAATATTAAAATACTAATATGTTAGAATTGTTGGCTAGGAATCATCTGTTATGGGTAAAGATGGTTGCTAATATGGGATGTCCTAAACATCTCTGTGAAGATATAGTACAAGAAATGTATTTAAAAATAAATAGACTTGTTACTGATAAAAGAAAAATAATGTATGGAGATGATGATGTAAATAGATTTTATATTTATGTTACATTAAGAAACTTATATACTGATTACAAGAAAGCTAAAAACAAATATACTTTTTTCAGTTATCTTGAAACAGATGATGCTGATACAATACATACAGCAGAGTATTTATATTCAGATACTGAAACAGAAAAAGAAGAAGCTTTCTATAAAATAACAATGAAGTTAGCTAAAGAGATTAATTCTTGGCATAGCTATGATGCTAAATTGTGTAATACTTATTACTCAGGAGATATGTCTTTAAGACAAATATCTAAAGGAACTAACATTAGTTTAACAAGTATATTTAATTCTATTAAGAATTATAAAGCTATACTTAGAAGCAAGTTTATAGAAGATGTAGAAGATTACTTAAACGGAGATTATCATTTACTTTAAATAAATAAATTATGAAAGAACCAAAAGACAAAAGAACCAAAGCATACAAAGAGTGGAAGAAAAACTTTGATGCAGTACAAGAAACAAAATCAAAAGGATTAGGAGATGACATTGAAAAGATTACAGAAGCTACAGGAATCAAAAAGCTAGTTAAGTTTATAGCTGGAGAAGATTGTGGATGTGATGCTAGAAAAGAAAAGCTTAATAAAGTATTTAGACATAATAAGTTAGAGTGCTTAACTGAAGATGAATACAATTATTTAGTAGAATTGTTTGCAAAAAATAAGAATGTATTAAATAATGAAGAAATTAAGAATCTTTATGAAATAAGCAATAGAGTATTTAGTAAGAATAATAAACCTTCATCTTGTTCTTCTTGTGTTAGAACAGTAGTGTTGAGATTAAAGAAAGTTGTAGATGCCTACAAATAAATCTTTAATAAGAAACTCAAAACAAGTAAAGCAAGTTATAGATTTTACTGGTATACAAAACGGAAAGATACATCCTTCTGATATTGATGCTGTACTTGAATTTAATAACGATGCTTTAATATTAATTGAGGTTAAAAGAAAAGGGAATAGGATTCCTACTGGTCAAAGATTATTGTTAGAAAGAATAAATGACTCTTGGCATAATCAAGAAAAAGCTATTGTGCTAAAGGTCGTTCACTCTTTTAAAGATGATACAAGAGATATTCCTTTGACTGAGTGTACTGTAGAGGTATGTTACTACAAAAGTAAATGGACAGAAAGAACTGGTCCATTATTAGAGGTGTTAAATAAACTAGGAGAAACATGGGAAATAAAAAAGCTATCCTTTTAAAGTGGACTATGAGTTCTTCTTATGATATTAATGTAAATTATATATATAATGACAGAGAGAAAGAAAATACCTGTTTACTCAGGAGTACTGAATTACTTTCCTGATGCAATCAGAGAAGTAGCTAAATGTAGTTATGCAGGAAACTATCAGCATAATCCAGATAAACCTTTACATTGGGATAGAAGTAAATCTGGAGATGAATTAGATGCACTTACAAGGCATTTGTTAGAAGCTGGAACAATAGACTCAGATGGTATAAGACATTCAGCTAAAGTAGCTTGGAGAGCCTTAGCCAATCTACAGAAGGAGATTGAAAAAGAACATAAAGTTTAACAGACTTTTAACAACATTTAATTAACAAAAATGTATATTAGCTTAAAATATAAATTATGATAAAAACATTTGACAATAAAGAGTGGAACTACATAGACATTATAAAAAGAATGTATGATGACGATTTCTACTATGGTTATTTAGGTTCTAACGCATTATCTTCCTCTTCAGCTAAGAAACTACTACAAAGTCCTAAAGCATACCTTAAATCGCTTAATATCAATTCTAATGCTCAACCACTAAGAGATGGTAGGCTTGTACATTTATCTGTACTTGAACCACATAAAGTAAAAGACTTAACTATAGTTGATGGTTCTAAAGCTACTAAAGCTTTTAAACAGGCTGTATTGGAATTAGGCTCAGAGAATGTATATACAAGAAGTGAATTTAATAATGCTAATGCTATTGCTAACTCAGTTCTTAAATGCAGTGAGGTTACTAAACTATTACAAGGAGCTGAGTTTGAAGTACCTCAAGCTTCTATGATAGAAGGATTACCTTTCAGAGGTAAAGCAGATGTTTTAAATGGCAATGTTGTTATAGATTTAAAAACTACAGGAGACATAACTAAATTTAGATGGAGTGCAAAACATTTTTCTTATGACTTACAGGCTGCTTTATATATGAAGATGTTTGATGCAGATGCTTTTATATTTGTTGTTGTAGATAAAGATACTAAAGACATAATGATATGTGATTGTTCGGATGAATTTATAAGAACTGGATTGCAGAAATTAGATAGAGCAATAGAACAGTACAAGTATTTCTTTCAAGATGAAATACCTAATCTGGATAATTATGTAACACATGAAACATTATAAGGGAGAGGAGATTAAAAATGAGTATTTTAATTTATCTATGTATGATTTGGAAGACGGACTATCTATAGATGATTTAAGAAACTTACTACAAGAATATGAAAACAATGAAATGTATTGGGAATGTGCAGGAATACAAAAAGCAATAGACCAAATGACTTTTAGAATATTAACATTAATGAGTGAAAAATTAAGTAAACAAGAAATAAAATTAAATTATGCCAATACCAAAGAAAAGACCACAAGAAAGTGAAGATACTTTTGTAAGCAGATGTATGACAGATGCAACAATGAGAGAAGAATATCCTTTAAGAGAACAGCGACTAGCTGTGTGTATTAATCAATTAAGAAAATAATAATGGAATCAAATAAAACATTACAAACAGAAGAAATAAAAGTTTATATAGAAAATTGTCTAGGTATAAACTTATCTAATAGAACAAGAAAAAGAAACTATGTATATGCAAGAGCTTTATACTTTAAACTATGTAAAGAGTATACTAGATTAAGTTTGGCAGATATAGGTTCTAGTGTTAATATGGACCATGCCACTGTCCTTCATGCTATAAATAATGTATTCCCTATGGTTATTCAACACGATAGGCATTTAAGTGACCTTTATGAAGACTATAGGTTTTCTCATAAACACGATATAGAAAGTATATTTGAAAATTATTCTAGGTTACTAAGAGAAAATATAGAATTAAGGAATGAGATTAAGGACGTAAAGGAAAGTGAAGGTTTACTTGACAGAAGGTTTGTTGATTTGTATAATGAAATACCAAAGCAAAAGATTAATGATGTTTGTGATAAGCTAGATACTATTGTTAAAGTTGCTAAGGCATTTCATGAGAGAGATACTTTACAATCTTAAAGCTCAAAGTTGGTGTATAGAAAAAGGATACAAGATATATCCTATACCTTTAAACAACAAAGGAACTAAATGTAAAATTGGTATAGAGCTTGGAGAAAAGAAAGCAATAACAAAAGAGATATATACTAATAAAGAAGTTAGTAAAGAGATATGGAAACTATTTACAAAATTATATAACAGATGGGAAGAGCAAAACAAAACTCATCATACATAAAACCTAATGATGGCAGAAAGAATAATGGAAGGAAGAAGGGCGATAAGTATGGAACAAAGAAAGAACTGATTAAATCATCATCGCAATTAACACCAGCAAAGAAAGAGAGGATATCTATTTATGCGTTGAATGCAATGAAGAATGTATTTGGTAGTGAAGAAGAAGCTTGGAAAGCATTAGCAGAACAAGCTAAAGATTCTTTTGCACACATGAATTTACTTTGGCAATATAGATATGGTAAACCTCAAGATGGTAGTGAAGGTAATACTAATAAGAAGTTAGATGTACCTGTAATTAATTTCTATGCTTCTGCAAATCAAGTAGAGAAGTTAGAAGATACTATAGATATAGAATCAGAAGAAGTAGATATGGATGATTTAAATAATGAATAACTTAAAGTTAAACGATAAATACAGTCCTCTGTTTACAGACAAGAGTAGATACTTTGTATGTACTGGAGGTAGAGGTTCTGGTAAATCATTTGGCGTAGCTGTATTCTTATTATCATTAACGTATGAACAAGGACATAAAGTTTTGTTTACTAGGTATACAATGATTTCAGCACAAACATCTATTATACCTGAGTTTATTGAGAAGATAGATTTAATGGGTGTGAATGACCATTTTAGAATCACTAAAGATGAGATTATAAATATGACCACAGGAAGCTCAATAATCTTTAAAGGTATCAGAACATCAAGTGGTAATCAAACGGCTGCCCTGAAGTCTCTAAATGGTGTTACAACGTTTGTTATTGATGAAGCAGAAGAGCTAACAGATGAATCTTCTTTTGATAAGATTGATTTCTCTGTAAGGTCACAAACTAAACAGAATAGATGTATACTTATATTAAATCCAACTACTAAAGAACACTGGATATATCAAAGATTCTTTCAGAACTCTGGTGTAAACTCTGGCTGGAATGGTTCAACAAATAAGGTTACTTACATACATACAAGTTACAAAGACAATAAAGATAATTTATCTGATTCATTCTTAGAACAGATATTTGAAATGAAACTAAAGAGACCAGACAAGTATGAACATCAAATACTTGGTGGTTGGCTTTCTGCCGCAGAAGGAGCTATCTTTAAGAGATGGAGAGTAGGAGATTACATACAAACAGAAGTTACCTGCTATTGTCAGGATTTTGGATTCTCTGTAGACTTAACAACACTTGTAAAAATATCAGTAGATAAAGCTTTAGGTAAATTATATGTAAAAGAAATATATGGTAAAGCAGGATTGTCTACTACAGATATAGCAATGAAGAATAAGATGGAATGTGGAGCTGACTTAATTATATGTGATTCTTCTGAACCTAGACTTATCAAAGAGATAAAACAAAAAGGAGATTTAAACATAAGGCCTACAATAAAAAAGAAAGGAAGCATATTGTCAGGAATCGCATTGATGCAAGACTATGAGATTATAGTAGATAGAAAGTCTCATGGCATTGTAAGAGAACTTAATAACTATGTCTGGCAAGAAAGAAATACCAAACCTAACATAGGTTATGAACATTACATTGATGCTATTAGATATGGATTGACATTTCTTATACAAGGTCAGAACTCTGGCAAGTATGTCATTAGGTAGCTCTTAAACATAGTAGGTATTTCCTTCCCCTTAAACATAGTAGGTATTTCCTTCCCCTTAAACATAGTAGGTTTTGTAATCATTAAACATAGTAGGTTTTCTGATTGAGCCAAAATTCTTTTATCTGAAATGATTCCAAATAAATAGAACTTTCTTTTGTTCAAATATCTTTTGGTAATAATCCATTAGCCAAACCAAAAATATTTTGTTAGTCTCAATTATTTTTTGTATACACGCACACGCAATAATAAGGACATATTAATTATGTTAAAGTTTTGTTAATGCTTTTGAATTGTTAACTATTTGTTTATATATTTGGGTAAACAATAAAAAAAACACTATGACAAATCAATTTACAATTTACAAGCAGTACAAAGATGAAACTTTTAAAGCACCAACACCATTAAAGAGATTTATAGAACTTACAGAAGGTAGGGGTTATTGCAAAAAAGATACTGCATTACAAGAACTAAAAAGATGTGGCATGATTCAAACTGATTGGGCATGGTATACAATACAATATAAATAAAACACTATGAAAAAAACACAATTTAAACACAATTTAAGCAAAGCCAAAAGGCAAAGAGAAAACGAAAGGAATGTATTAAACAACCTTTTTAAAGATTATACCAAAACATTAATTAATATAACAAATCAAAACAAATAATTATGACACAAAAAGAAAAGATTAAAGCCTTAGAATGTCAATTAGACATTGCAAAAAGACATACATATATTTATAATACACATACTTTGCATTGTAATAATGGGGAACTTTACGTTGATTATGATGATGACAAACGTCTAGTTTGGAACATTGATGATTTATTTAGAGATTTAGCTTCCATAATTTATATGGTAACTAAAGAGAATACTAAAATGCAAAATATGTATACAGAATTAATAAAAGATTCATTAAAAGAAATTAACCTTAAAAACAAATAAATTATGAGCTGGATAGAAAGTGAAACATTTGAGCATTACAGAATACAAGAGAGAATTAAAGAAATTAGAAAATCAATTAACTTATTAAAAAGTCATGGATATACTATCGTAGACTTAGAAGGTAAAATAATTGATAATGAAATTAAAGTAATTGAATAATGAAAACAATAGAAATAAAAGCTTATGAGTTTAGCGAATTAAACGAAAAAGCAAAAGAAAAAGTATTGCAACAATATTGTAGTTTAAATGTTGACAATGAACCTTGGTGGGACTTTGTATACGAAGAATTTAATGATTTAGGATTAAAGATAAATTCATTTGATATTTATAGACAAGAAATTAATATTGATTTTATAGATGATATAAGTGAGTTTTGTGTTAATGTAATAAATAATTTTGGACATGAAGATATTATAAATGTGTGTGAGGATTATTTAAAAAACAAAGGAGACAAACAATATTATAAAAAATTAATAGCTGAGGAAGTTTTAACTAATTTAACTAATGAATATGATTATTTAATCTCTGAGGAAGCAGTCATTGAAACTATTGAAGCTAATGAATGGTATTTTAATATAGACGGAATTAATATAAATGATATAATATGAGAAAATGCAACAAATGTTCGTTCAAGTTTGAAGAGCAGAAAGGTCCAAAGTTCTTTTGTTTTAGATGCAAAGAATACAAATTTAAATATGAGACCTATGAATTTTATTCAATAGCAAATCAATTTAATAATAAATAATTATGAAAGCAAATAAATTAGTAAAATTTCTACAACAAGTAGAAAAACAAATTAAACCCTATGGCAGAACATTAAAAGATGTTGATGTTAATTTTAGGAGAAGCGATGACTCTGATATTGAACAAACTGATTTTGTCGGAGTTGATTTATATGACTCTGAAAGTAATAACATTATTGAAAGTATAGTATTAATGGGTA